CCCAATTTCCCGCAAATTGGGTTAAGCTAAGGGGGACCCAAAAGCGCCCCAAGGGAATTCCCAAAAAAAAGGGGAAATTCCTCAGAAAGGAAGCCATGACAAACAGATTGCCACCAGAACTTCACTTGGTTCACGGAACCGTCTCTGGACATAAGGCCAAGCCACTGCCAGAAAATGTGCGCTCACGGGTTCCGAAAGCTGAATGGCTGGATAACCCAGAATCTTGGGATAGAACCAAATTCATTCAGGAAACTTCTGATTTTCTATGGGAAACCTACAGCATTGGAAGTGACCAAGATAAGCACGTTCTTGCAGCACTAGCGACTCAGATTGAGATTTACGTCCGATGCTGGAAGGGTGTTCAGGAAGAAGGCATCATTACCGAATTCAACGGCGGCAAGACGGTTGGACCACATCCATACCTGACTGCTGGGGATAGGGCGCTTACACGGGCGGTTGTCCTAATGAATGAACTTGGGCTGACTCCAAAAGGTCGGCTTGCACAAAATAAGACAGAGGCGGGTAAATACGCCAAATTACTTGGTGGGCCATGATATACGAAGACGGGATTCTTTATGCTGTACAGGTTGTCCGAGGTGAGATTCAGGTTTGCCGAAACATTCGGTTGGCCTGTCAGCGTTTCCTAAATCAACTAGAAAATAGGGAATGGGCGTGGGAATTCCATGTCCGGTATGTGCAGCATTTCCTTGATTTTGTTGGAACGCTTCACAATACCAAAGGCCCAGACGCTGGAAAGCAACTAACCCTTCAGCCTTTCCAGATTTTCCTAATTTGCGCCATTTATGGGTTCCGATCCAAAAAGGATACGAGCCAACGGATGGTTACGGATGTGATTGTTTACATCCCTCGCAAAGCTGGTAAATCTACCCTGACTGCGGCAATTGCCCTTTATGAGTTAGCTTTTGGTGAGGCTGGCTCTGAAGTCTATTGCCTGGCGACCACTCGCGACCAAGCCAACATTGTTTTCACGGCATCCACTGGTTTTGTGGAAGCTATGCCTGGTGATGTTGCTTCTATGTACAGCGTAGTTAAAAAGCAGATCACCAAGACTGGCGACAGCCAAAGTATGTTCAAGGCTTTGAGCCGGGACACCAAAAAGACTGGCGACGGTTTGAACCCGTCTTGTGCCATCATTGACGAAGCAGCCCAGATCGTTGACCGGAACAGTATTGAGGTTTTGCACTCGGGTATGGTTGCTCGTAAGAATCCGCTAAGGATTTACATTACGACTGCCAGCTTTACCAAGGAAACCAAGTTCTACGAAGACATGATGATGCTGGAAGCTATGCTTTCTGGCGAGGCTGAGGACAACCCAAGGTGGTTTGGATTGCTGTATAGCCTAGACCCTGCGGATGATTGGCGTGATCCTAAGACATGGGCAAAAGCCAATCCGATGCACGGGATTACCGTTTTTGAAGAAGCTATTGCACAACGGGCAGAGGAAGCCAAACACAAACCAGCGGCCCTAAACGAATTCTTGTGCAAAACCCTAAATATCTATGTCAGCGCCAATAGTGCTTGGATTGATAGAGCATATTGGGACGATCCTCGCACCCTAATTAGGGTGGAACAACGTGAACCAGAAGCGGTATTTATTGGGTTTGACTTGGCGGCAACGCGAGATTTGAACGCTGTTTGTACGCTGAAAAGATATGCAGAAGATGACTACGAAGCCGAATTCAAGTTCTTTTTGCCAGAGGATGGCTTTAATCTCATTCCTAAACATTACGGGGACATATTTAGGGTTGCGCGGCAATCTGGAATCCTTCACGTTACCGAAGGCAACGTCATGGATGACCGAGAAATCAGCGATTACATTGTCCAGCAATGCCAAAAGTACGATGTGAAAGAAATCGGATTTGATGCGTACAACGCTGCCAGCCTAGTTGCTCGATTGGTGGATAACGGCTTGCCCGTCAAAAAAGTGGGCCAAGGTATGGCGGTTTTGTCCAATCCCAGCAAGCACGTTGAAAAATTGTTGATGAATTATCAAATAAGGCATAATGGAAACGCTTTTGTGGGTTGGCAACTCGGAAACTGCGAAGTTTATGAGGATGTGAACGGAAACATCAAGATTCGCAAGAATGAGGCCGATAAAAGCGCCAAGGTGGACGGGATCATTGCAATGATTATTGCTATGCACTGTTCCTTGGATAATCCCGCTGTAAGCGGTTTTGGATTCCGCACTTTCTGAGGCAAACATGGCAATTCTTGACATTTTCAAGCGCAAAGACCCAAAAAAGTCCGAAAGCAACACGCTTTTTGGTCAAACTGCCCTTGGTAACAACGTCCTTTGGGCGGCAGGTCAAAAAGGCCCACAAGTTGCCCAGCAAATCCTTTATGTCACCACGGCAAGTACCACTAATGCTGGTCGGCCCGTTGATATGTCGGTGCTTTCCCGTAATAGCACTGTCATGGCTTGCGTTGGAGTTAAGGCTCGGTCATTGGCCCAGTTGCCAATCCGAGTTATGTACCAAGACGATAACGGCACATTTGTGGATGCTGTGCGATCCGATAAAGTTGGCCCCCGCGATAAAGCCAAAGCCAAGTCTGTGCTGAGTTTGTTGAGCAATCCAAACAATTTTCAAAGCCAATACGAATTCTGGTATCAATGGCTGATGTGGCACGAACTGTCGGGCGAGGCGTTCACGTTGTGGTGGCGCAAAGACAAGGAAAACAGCACACAGACACCGCTAGAAATGTATGTGTTGGATAGCACGCTGATTGCGCCTACGGTTACGCCTACTCGTTATCCAACATACCGTCTTAGCACGCCAGTTGGAGCGCAAAACTACTATGGTTTCAATGATGGGAACCAGATTCCCTATTATCAAATCATGCACGTTACTGACCAGGCTTGGCAGGGTTCGGCAGGTTTCAACAAAGGTATTTTGGCGGCGGAATTGGTTGGCCTTGACCAAGATATTGACCTGTATGCCAACTACATCATGCAGAATGGCGCTAAACCATCTGGCCTTTTCCGTACTGAAGCCATCATTCCCGATGGCAAGTACAAGGAAATTGCTGCCCGTCTGAAAGAAGCGTGGAATCAAATGACGGGTAGCAAAGACAGCGACCCGTCTAAAGCTGGTCAAGGTATGTTGCTTGATAGCGGCATGACTTATGAGCCAATCAAGATGCTGAACCTGCAAGATGCCGATGCCGCAGCTTTGAAGCTACAAACCATGAAGCGTTTGTGTGGTGTGTTTGGTGTGCCACCTGCAATGATTGGTGTGGCAGATCAGAAATACAACAACACCCAAACCATGTTGGATGAGTTCTACAAATCCACCATGTACCCGCTTTTGGTCAACGTCCAACAGAAGTTGAAGCAACATCTTTTCGCTGGTTATCCAAATTTGTATGTTGAGTTTGATACCCGCAATTTCCTAAAAGGCGCACCATTGGATCAGATGAACTTTTCCAGTGCTGGTGTGTCGGCGGGGATTATGACCCCCAATGAAGCGCGTCAATATCTGGGTTTGCCAGAAATTGAAGGCGGTGATGAATTGACCCAAAAAGACAAGAAACAAGAGCCGATTCCAGGCTCTAGCCCCCAAGATACTGGGGGTGGAGGCGGCAACCAAAAGAGCAAAATGAACATTGGCAAATAAAAGTGTCACTGATTTTCAAAATAGTGGTAGCATCTTTGGCAACATATACGCCAAATGGTGAGCCGCCTAAAAAGCGCGGCAGGCCACCTAAAATACACGATATAGACCTGACTAAAACTGTAGAGGTTATCCATGACCAAACACTTGACGCTGGTTTGCGAAGCAAAACTGGTAACCGAAAAGGCCGGAAACGAATGCGGCATGATTGAGGCAACGGTAACGACTTGGGGCGCTCGGGAAGGCGCTGATGGTCGCCGTTTCTTCTATAAGCCAGAAGGCTTTATGGATTGGGCAAAGGAATTTGCTTCTAATGGTCGCCCACTTCCCATGTTTGTGAACCATGAAAGCAACAACATTCCTGTTGGCGAATGGACTGATTTTGAAATGACCGAAAGCGGTATGAATGCCGCTGGACGCATTTACATGAACACCCAGCAAGGCAAAGACCTTTACGCCGTAATGAAAGAATCGCCGATGATGTTTGGTGGTGTTTCTGTTGGCGCTTATGCTGAAGAATATCAGTGGGTCAAGGAAAACGGTGAGCAAATGCCAGCGGGTTCTTCCGATTACTACGATGAAGGCTATTTCCAAATCACCAAAGGCGGCTTGTCTGAGGTGAGCGTGGTTATCCATCCAAACAACACAAAAGCAGAAGTCAGCAAGTTGGAGTATTTCCGACCTGATGGTTCTGCGGACTTGAAAGTTTTGGAATCGGCTTTGCGGGATGCAGGGTTGTCCAAGTCGGAAGCGGTTGCCGCCGCATCCGTGTTCAAGTCAGTGATTGAACAGCGTGACGCTGCCAAAGAACTGACTGAAACTGCGCCAATTCAGAGTGATTCTGATGCGGAGGCAACCGAAGCGGAAATTCTCGCTGCCCTTGAGCAACGTGAACTTCTTAAACTCCTAGACAAACGCTTGAAAGGCTAATCATGTCTAAAGAAATCATTGAAAAACTGGATGCCATCGAAGCTACCCAAGCTGAGAAAATCCAAGCGGTTGAGGCCGCTATCCCCGCCGCTGTGGAAGCTGTGAAAGCTGAAATGTCGGAAATGGTTGCTGCTCTGGAAGCAAAAGTGGCTGCTGTGCAAGCCCCCGCTGTGATCCGTGAGACTGCCAAGTCTGTCACCCAAGACGTTAACCGTATGGTTAAAGAGCAACTGGCTGACTTTGCTAAACAAACTCGCTCGATTGAAAAAGAGATCAAGCTGTTTGAAAGCGAAGACCAGTATGCCGCATACCTGAAAGAAGCCTCGGCTCTGACTGCTGGCGGTGATGGTAAGGGTGGTCGTACAGCTTATGACCCCGTGTTTGTGGCTCTGCGTTTGGCTAACCCCCTGCGCGACATTAGCCGCATCGTTGCTACAGATGGCTCTAGCTATCAGTGGCGTGCCAAAACGGGCAACGCTGGCGCTGCTTTCGGTTATGCCATCCAGAACAACGGTTCGGCTACTACTGAAAACACCAACATCTGGCAAATCGTTCTGAAGGACATGAACTGCCAATTCCCGATCCGTACTGCGGCTCTGGATGACATTGATGGTCTGGAAGCAAACGTGGTTTCCGATATGCTGTTGGAATTCGCCCAACTGGAAGCCCAGTCGATGATCCAAAACGATGACCAGACTTCTGGCGGCTACGGCGGCACTGATGGTCTGCGCGGTCTGGATCAGTACGCTGGCGCTAATGCCACCTACACTGGAGGCACTACCTCCACTGCTGCTTACGGCACTTCTGGTACTGGCTCTACAAGCGGTCTGCATTCGCTGGCGACTTATGACCAGATCACCACCAACGCTAACACCGTGGGCGCTGCAAACATCACTTACCAAGATGTTGTGAACA